CTAAAAAGTTTAAGGTGAAAGCGGCTGGCGAGGAAATCGAGGTAGAACTTGATGAACTTATTAGCGGCTACCAGCGGAGCAAGGATTACACACAAAAGTCACAAGCACTAGCCGATCAGCGAAAAGAAGTGGAAGCACGACAATCGCAGTTGGCAGATGTGCAACGAGAGCGTGAGGTTTATGCCCAGCGCCTACAAGCAATTGACCAGTTCCTTGGTCAGCAAATGGGCGCACAGGAAGACCTCGCAACTCTAAAGGAGATTGACCCTATCGGCTATGCCGTGAAGGTTGCCGAGCGTAGTGAACTTGAGAAGCAACGCGCCGTAATTCAATCTGAGCAGCAACGCCTTGCCCAAAAGCAACAAGCGCAGCGCAACGAGCAGTTACAGACGCACTTGCAACGAGAGTCACAATTGATGTCTCAGGCTATCCCAGAGTTGGCTGGAGAGAAGGGAAATAGCGTTAAAAAGGAAATTATGTCCTACGCTAAGTCACTTGGATTCAGCGACCAAGAGTTGGGTGCGATTTATGACCACCGCGCGGTGTTAGCTTTGTATAAGGCGATGAAGTACGAGAATCTTCAGAAGTCTAAGCCTGATGCACTAAAGAAAGTGCAGTCAGCACCTAAGACCATGAAGGCAGGTTCTTCTAACCCTCCTACGAAGTCATCACAAGATAAACAGGTGATGCAGAAGTTGCGTCAAACGGGCAAAGTCCGTGATGCAGCAAATGCTTTTGAACGATTCTTGTAATTAAATTTTTGGAGTATCAAAAATGGCTATCTATCAAACATATACCGCTAAAGGTCAGCGCGAAGACCTGTCAGACATTATTTATAACATCAGCCCCACTGACACGCCTCTTATGTCTTCCATTGGCAAGACTAAGGCTACGGCTGTTTTGCATGAGTGGCAAGTTGACTCATTGGCCGCTGCGTCACTGAGCAATGCCGCTGTTGAAGGTGCAGACGCATCGTCAGCTACTCTGGCTGTTACAACCCGTGCTGGCAACCGTACCCAGATTTTCCAGAAGACAATCCAGATTGCTGGTACTTTGGAAGCTGTGGACAAAGCAGGCCGCAAGTCTGAAAAGGCTTACCAGTTGGCTAAAGCCTCCAGCGAAGTCAAACGCGACATGGAACTGACCCTGTTGAGCAACCAAGTTGCATCAAACGGCAACAGTTCTACTGCTCGCACGCTAGGTGGTTTGCAGGCATGGCTGAACACCAACGGTGATTTCGGTACTTCTGGCGTGGCTGGTGCTTCTGGTACTACCGCCCGCACAGAAGGCACTGACCGCACCTTTACGGAAGACATCCTAAAGACTGTTGTTAAGGAAGTCTATACCTCTGGTGGCAACCCCAAAGTCTTGATGGTCAACCCTGCACACAAGCAGACCGTCTCAGCCTTTGCTGGTATCGCCGCACAGCGTTACATGGCTCCTAGCAACGAAGCAACGACCATCATTGGCGCGGCTGACGTTTACCTGAGCGATTTCGGCACGATGTCTGTCGTCCCTAACCGCTTTATGAACGCCACCAACGCTTGCGATGAAACGGCTTTTGTTATCGACCCAGATATGCTGGCAATCGCTTATCTGCGTCCTTTCTCTACGAATGAACTTGCCAAGGCAGGTGATTCTGAGAAGACGCAATTGATCTGCGAAGCAACTTTGGAAGTCAAGAACGAAGCTGCCCACGGCATCGTTGCTGACTTGTCATAAGTTGACTAGATAGGAAGAAGCCTCAGATCAAAAGTCTGGGGCTTTTTTCTTTATTGAAAAACGGCTAAAATGTCAATATGGAAAATACTGAATTTCGCAAAACAGTTGGACACGCTGACGGTGATGGTGGTGTTATCTTTGAGACACGCCAAGACGTAAGCGGGATTATTGAGCAGAACCAAAAAGAGTTTAATCTTTACGATGAGCGTGCTAAATGGTCAGGTGAAGTTTATGGCAACAAGGTGGCCTCCATCCCTTTGACTGTTATTGATGACTTGAACAATCAGGGCATCATGCGTGGGTTCCATGTGCTGGACGAAAAGCGTTTCCGCTCATGGCTAAACAACCCTGACAATCGTTTCTTCCGCACTAGACCGGGGAATATATGAGCCTAAGTACCTATGCAGACCTGAAAACATCGGTCGCCAATTATCTTGCTAGGACTGATCTCACAGACCAGATACCTGACTTCATTTCGCTTGCCGAGCGCCGCATCTTGAGAGAGGTGCGTATTCGTCAGATGCTGGTTTCTTTGGACTTAACAGCTACGGCTGGAAGCAACAAGATCGACTTGCCTGCCAACTTCTTGGAGGCCAGAGATTTGGTAGTGGTTGGCAACCCAACTAAGCCGATGAACTACTTGTCTCCATCGGCACTGTCACGCAACTCGCTAAGTTCCGTGTCTGGGCAACCAGCAAATTACACAATATTGGCGGAGGAGTTTCAGTTAGCCCCTTCTCCAGACTTTGCCTACACCCTAAGTCTGCTGTACTTTGCAAAGCCAACGTCATTATCCGATGACAACCAATCAAACATTTTGTTAGTAAATCTGCCAGATATGTTGCTATATGCGGCATTGCTTGAGGCAGAGCCTTACTTGATGAACGATGCTCGCTTGGCTACATGGGTATCTATGTATGAGCGTGCCTCTGTGTCTGTTGAGAAGTCTAACGAGACTGGTCAATATTCTGGCGTCCCTTTGGCAATCAAGGCAGTTTGAAAGTAAAGCATGGCAACACAACGCATAAGTTTTAATGAATGGTTGCCAGATCAGCCGGGATTGGCTGGCTCTCTAACTGAGGCGAAGAACGTCATCTCTCAGGCGGTAGGCTATGGGCCACTGCCACTTCCTACGCCAATTGCTAATGGCGCAGGTGAAACTTTATACACACTGCACCACACAAGGGACTCGACTAACGAGGCTGTGATTGTGGCGGCTGGGTTGCAAAACGTGTACTCCATATCCTCAATTGGGGACTTTACTAATATATCTGGCACAACATACTCAACACCTAACGACAGTCGCATTCGATTTACGCAGTTTGGCTCCAACACTATTTTTACTAACAACGCTGATAAGCTGCAATACTTCAATGTAAACACATCAACACAGTTTGCTGATGTGGCTGCTGATGCTCCTGTGGCTAAGTACATCACGGTCGTTCGTGACTTTGTGGTTGTTGGCAACACATTAGAGGGCGCAACAAGATACAGCAACCGAGTGCGCTGGTCTGGCATCAACGATGAGACAGAGTGGACATACTCACAAACGACTCAGGCTGACTATCAAGACGTTCCTGACGGCGGTAACGTTGTAGGCATTACTGGTGGCGAATTTGGTCTAATCCTGATGGACAAGGGTATCTCCCGGATGTCCTACGTTGGGACTCCTTTTATATTCCAGTTCGACAACATTAGTCGCGGGATTGGTTGCTTGTCAGAGAACAGCATTGCTCAATATCAGGGTATTACGTTCTTCCTGTCAGACGATGGGTTTTATATGTGCGACGGCCAGTCCGTTAAGGCCATTGGCTCCGAAAAGGTTGACCGTTGGTTCTTTGATAACGTTGACCTGACGGTGCTAAATACAATGTCGGCGGCGCTTGACCCAATCCGCAAGCTGGTGGTGTGGAACTTCTTGTCATCAGGCTCACTGCGTAAGCTGTTAATTTACAACTTCAAGACAGGGCGCTGGACTAATGCTGATGCGGTGACGGACTACATTGCTGACGCCTCCACTGGAACTGTTACGCTTGAGCAACTAGATCAGATTTCTGCATCCATAGATGCCCTAGACCAATCACTAGATTCGCCTGCCTATGTTGGCAACCAGAGTTTCCTTGGCGGGTTAAAGGATGATGACGTGTACGCCTTTACTGGCCTACCAAGAAGCGGCGTTATCATTACTGGGGATGTAGATGTGGGCGCTAACTCGCTTATCACGCTTGCAAGGCCACAGATTGATAACGGCTCGGCTAATGTGGCCGTGGCGTCTCGCTATCGATTGGATGTTGAGCCGTCCTATGGCACGCCTGTGGCGGCCAATAACGAGAATAGGGTGTCACTCAGGAACTCTGGTCGCTACCACCGTATAAAGGTTGAGCCGACAGGAGATAGTTGGCAAAATGCTGTGGCAATTGATATTGACATCGTGCCAAGCGGGGGCCGCTGATGTTTCGTACCGTACCAGTATTTGGAGCAGACCAACGTTCAGTCGCTGAAGTTTTGCGCGGGGCAATGAATGGTAAGACCAACAACCACGGCACTATCACACTGGCCACGGGCAACGCAAGCACCACAACGCTTTATGACGAGCGTATTAGCCCAGACAGTAAGATTATCCTTGTCCCGTTTTCGGACGCCGCAGAGGCCGATTCTGCGCCTTACGGAGCGTTTTCAAACAACAATGGTCAAACAGCCACAAGCACAGCGACCACTGACGTTGTTGAATTTGATACAACAGAGCAATCCAACGGTGTGTACTTATCTAACACCACAAGAATTTACGTCCGTAACGCTGGGATATACAACCTACAGTATTCCCTGCAACTCAAGAACTCAAACAATGATTCTGAGTATGCAGACGTTTGGTTTCGTAAAAATAATGTGGATGTGGTTGACTCAGCAAGCCGATTTGGTCTGCCAGCAAGGAAATCAACGGGCGACCCTAGTCACTTTATCGGTGCTATGAATATCTTTTTGGACTTGGCAGCCAATGACTATATTGAGATTGCTGGTTCTGTAAGCAATACGACAGTCGCATTGGAATACATAGCGGCTAACGTAAGTATTCCCAGACCAGCCATTCCCGCTGTAATCTTTACGGTCAACTACGTCGCGCCGATGGCTTATTCCAATGTGTATGTAAGCGCCCAAGCTAAAGGCTCGGCGACTATATCGCATTACGCCAATAGCACGGCAGATAAAACTTACGCCTACGTTATTGTGGGTTAGTAAAATGATTGATATAATGACTCTAGGACGACCGCCTACGAGTCCATTCTTTGAAAGGAACTGACTATGGCAGTCGAATACCAAACCGTTACAACAGAACCTAGCGCAGTACTGAAGCCGTACCTGCAATACGGACTAGGCGAGGCGCAACGCCTTTATCAGGGTGGTGGAACTCCGGTAGTTGGCCCATCAGAGGCAACTCAGCAGGCGATGCAGGCGGCTCAAAACCGAGCCACACTGGGTTCACCGTTACTTGGCTCTGCACAGGCTCAACAGCAAGGCACGATCCAAGGCGATTACTTGTCTGGCAACCCATTCTTTCAAGGTGCATTCCAGCCAGCGGCACAGCAGGCCACTAGCGCGTTTAATCAGGCTATTGGCAACATTGGCTCACAGGCTTCCCGCGCTGGTCGATACGGCTCTGGTGCTATGCAGAACCTGCAAACACAGGCGGCTGGTCAATTGGCACAAGGCTTGAGTAATACTGCTGGGCAGTTGGCTTACCAGAACTACGCTCAAGAGCGCGCCCGTCAAGAGGCGGCGTCTGGTAATGCACCTATGATGGCTCAAGCTGACTACGGCGACATCCAGCAATTGATGAATGTGGGTCAGTTGGGTGAGCAGTACCAACAGCAGGCATACAACCAACCCCAGCAGAACCTGACAAATTTCCTTGGCAACATCCAAGGCTTGCCGCTTGGTCAGTCAACAAATACCCCCTACTACACAAACCCAACGGCTAACACGCTTGGCACGCTGTCAGGCATTGCTGGCATCGGCTCATTAGTTAACCAAGCTACTGGCGGTGGTTTCGGTAACTGGTTGAGCGGAAAGCTGTGGTAAGGAGTTAATATGGCTGGATTATTAGATTTCGGATCAAACCCATACGCAGGTCTTCTTTCAGAGGAAGACTTAGCAGGCGCACGTCGCCAAGCAACGACTGATGCTTTGTTGAAACTGTCATCGGGATTGTTCCAAGCAGGCGCTCCATCACGCACACCACAGAGTCTTGGCGCGGCATTGGTTGGTGGCTTGCAAGGCGTTGGCGCTGGTTATCAGGGCACACTACAGCAAGCGGCACAACAGAAGTTGATGCAACAAAAGTTGCAGGCTGAATTGCAGGCCAAGAAGCGTACAGCAGAGGCTCAGAACCTAGTTGGTGGCCTTTATCGCCCCGCACAAGCGGCTACGCAAGGCATTATGGATAGCCCTGACGTTGTTGTGCCTCCAAGACCAGCGACTCCCGGTGGCATTAACCAAGATGTAATGAGCCAGTTGATGGCACTTGGCCCAGAGGGTCAAAAAGCCATTATGGATCGCTTGGGAATGCAGAAGATGATGCGAGGCGAAGCGTTTAATTTAGGCGAAGGTGATGTAAGGTATATCACCGATCTTTCTGGTGTAACAACGAAAGTTGCGACTGGCACTCCAAAGACAACAGAAACTGCGCTTGACAAGAAAACTTTGAGTCCTGATGCTTTGGCAATTATGCAGTCACAATTCAAAACAAGGAATTTTGAAAATTTAACTGTCCCTCAGCAGCAGTTAATGATTCAATATGAAAATGCGCCAACAGACGCAGAGGTAGCTAATTTAAAGGCTGATTATGCAAAAGTTGGGTATGAAACGCCCGGCTTTAATGCACCAGTACCACAAAGCAAGAGCCAAGTTGCTAATCAAATTTTTAGTTCTGTTACACAACCAAGCCAGACTGCTGCTCAAAATGGTCAACCAGCAGTTGTTGCTGGAAGACCTTTTACAAGGGACGAAGGCGGTGGCGTACAAGTTACACCGGAGTTTGCTAAAAAGCCAATGGGCGCAAGAGAAGTGCCATTGATTGAAAGTTCTGCTCTTAGTCTTAGAGACAAAAAAGAACTAATAATGGCAAAGCCAAAAACAACGCAAGCCGTTGAAACGTCTTTAAATTCAAACAGAAGGCTAAGGCGCGCCCTTATTCAGTTGCGAGACACCCCCGGCATGGCATCGGCCTTTGGTTTTACTGGTGAGTTTGTTTCTGGTATTAGCGGAACTGATGCGGCAAACGCAAAAGCGATCTTAGAGCAAATTGAAGGTAAAGCGTTTATTACTGCCATTGGCGACATGAGAAACGCATCTGCCACAGGCGCAGCCGTGGGTAGCGTTACAGAACAAGAAGGAGCAAAACTGCAACGAAGTTTTACAACCTTAAAGCAGTCTCAGTCACCTAGTGCGGCAAGACAAGAAATTGACAACATGATTAGTGTTCTTGATGAAAGTGAGGGAGTAACAGTAAACGCTTACGCTCGCACATACGGTCAGCCAAATTTCAATCTTATTGATGGCGGGAAACAAACTTTTAAAGTAACGTTGCCAAACGGTAAGTCTGTTGAGTTTCCTAATAAGGAATCCTTAGATCAATATAAAAAAGCGGCTGGTCTATGACTGATTATGAAGAATTAGCTAGAAAGTACGGTGGTGTAATTGCTGCGCCAATTGAGCAAAAGCCAGCGCAACAGTTAACAACTACTGATGCAGAAATTTTGGCGCAAAAGTTTGGCGGTACAGTTGTTGAGCCTAAGTTAATGGGTGTTGGTCAAATGCTCTTGCAAGCAGGAACCAACGCACCCCAATCGCTATACAACCTTGGCAAAGATGTTGTAACAGCAGTTGCCAACCCAATTGACACAGCAACTACGCTGATTGATCTTGGTGCTGGTGCATTGCAGGCAGCATTGCCTGAGTCCCTTGTTCAAGCGATTGGAGAAGACCCGCGCTCACGCGAAATTGCCTCTCAAGTTGGCAAGTTTTATGTTGACCGTTACGGCTCTATTGATGGCGTAAAGCGCGCCTTTGCACAAGACCCCGCTGGCGTTTTGGCTGATGTTTCTACTGTTTTTGGCGTGGGCGCAGCGGCAACTCCGGCAAAGTTTGCTAAAACAATGTCAGGATTAAAAACAGCAGCGACAGTTACTGATCCGGCGTATTTGGCTGTTAAAGGCACAGGGGCGGCGGCAAAATTTGGGGCAAATAGGGTCGCTGATGTGTTAGGGCTTATGACAGGTGCTGGCTCTACACCCATTAAAGAAGCCGCAAAAGCAGGCGTTATTGGTGGTGAAAGGGCTAAAACGTTTAGGCAAAACATTCAAGGGTCTGTTGAAATGACTGATGCCTTGGACGCCGCTAAAGCTAATTTGGCAAAAATGCAGTCCGATAAGCAAGCCATGTACAGAAGCAATATGCAAGTCATTAAAAATGACGCTACTGTGCTTGACTTTGCTGACGTTGATTCGGCTTTGGCTGACGCACAAAAGCTAGTTTCTTACAAAGGTCAAGTAAAGAATGAAGCGGCGGCGGCTAAGTTGGCTGAGGCGCAGAAAAGAGTTGATGATTGGAAGACGCTTGACCCCGCTGAGTTTCATACGCCTGAAGGTATGGATGCGTTAAAACAATCGGTTGGCGACATTCTAGAGTCAATCCCATTTGAGCAAAAGGCAGCGCGTGCGGCTGTAGGCGATGTGTACGCCAAAATTAAAAAGACAATTTCCAAACAAGCCCAATCGTATGAGAATGTGATGCGGGAATACACTTTGGCGTCTGAAGATATCCGTGAGATTGAGCGCGCTTTGTCACTTGGCAAAAAAGCGTCCGTAGATACTGCAATGCGTAAGTTGCAATCGTTGACCCGCGATAATGTCAACACTAACTATGGGCAACGAGCAAAACTAGCCAAGCAACTTGAGGAAGCTGGGGGTCAAGATTTTATGCCAGCTTTAGCGGGGCAAGCATTGCAGTCTTTTACGCCTCGCGGTATTCAGCAGGGCGTTTCGTCATTAACCGGGTTGGGCGCTTTCTCCGTAGGTGGCTTGCCTGCGGCTTTAGGTACGGCGGCGGCATCATCCCCTAGATTAGTTGGTGAGGGCGCTTATTTGTCAGGTCTGTTAGCGCGTTACCCAGCAAAGGTGGCTGAAGCGATTAAAAAGAACCAGCCTGAAGCTGATTACCAAGTGCTTGGTAACTTGCTGTATCAGTCGCAACAACCAAAAGGTTTATTGGAGTAATAAATGGCAAAGACAAAGATTAGCGAATACGACGCTACAGCGGCGAATAACACCGACGTTGAATCGGTAAACATTGCCGAGGGTTGCGCTCCTAGCGGGATCAACAACGCAATCCGTCAGATAATGAGCCATCTGAAGGACTTCCAAACGGGCACAAGCGACGATAGCTTGACTGTTGGGGGCAACCTTACGGTAGACGGCTCAACGACGCTCACAGGCGCTTTAACAGCCTCTGGTGGTGTGTCTGGTACGGTTACGTCATCCAACGCCACGATTACTGGTGGAACAATCAACGGGACTACGATTGGGGCTTCTACCCCAGCGGCGGTAACAGCGACTAACCTGACGGTTAACACGGCGGCAACCATTGCTTCTGCTGACATTAACGCAGGCACTATTGACGGTGCGGTGATTGGTGGGACATCGGCTCAGGCTATTACTGGTACGAACATCACAGCCAACACGGGCTTTTCTGGCCCACTGACAGGCGCTGTTACTGGTAACGTAACAGGCAATGTAACAGGCGACTTAACAGGCAACGTCACTGGCAACGTTACGGGTAATGTGACGGGCAATGTGACTGCGGCCTCTGGTACTTCTACGTTTGACAATGTGTCCATCACTGGTGCGTTGGACATGAATTCGGGTACTGCCGCCACCATTACTGGACTGTCAAGCCCTACAAACGATTCTGATGCGGCCACCAAGGGTTATGTTGACGGATTAGTCCAAGGCATCGACGCCAAGGCTTCTGTGGTTGCGGCTACCACAGCTAACATAACTTTGTCTGGGGCACAGACGATTGACGGGGTATCGGTAGTTGCTGGCAACCGAGTGCTAGTAAAAGACCAAAGCACGGCTTCAGCAAACGGCATTTATGTTGCCGCAGTAGGCGCTTGGGCACGGTCTACTGACGCAGACACATGGGATGAACTGGTTTCAGCCTTTGTCTTTGTTGAGGGCGGAACAGCAAACGCTGACAACGGCTTCACTTGCACAAACAACGCGGGTGGCACGCTAGGCTCCACAGCAGTCACTTGGGTGCAGTTTTCTGGCGCAGGTCAGATCACAGCGGGCAATGGTCTTACAAAGGCAGGTAACACCTTAAACGTAGAAACAGCGTCTGCTAGTCGAATTGTGGTCAACGGGGACAACATTGACTTGGCGTCGTCTGGCGTAACACCCGGCACATACCAGTCTGTTACTTTTGATGCTTACGGTCGTGCCACGGCGGGAACAAACCCCACGACAATTTCTGGCTACAACATTTCAGATGCCTACACCATAGCGCAAATAGATACGCTCTTTGGGTCAACAACGTCAGCCGCTGATTCAGCCGCCGCCGCCGCTACATCAGCAAGCAATGCCGCCACAAGCGCCTCAAACGCCTCCACAAGCGCCTCACAAGCCTCTGGTTATGCAACGGACGCCGACAACTCGGCAATAGCCGCTGCCGCCTCCTACGACGCCTTTGATGATCGCTACTTAGGCTCCAAGGCTTCTGCACCTACTTTGGACAATGACGGTAATGCTCTGCTGACTGGTGCTTTGTACTGGGATACTACTGCCGAGCAAATGCGTGTTTACACGGGTTCTAGCTGGACTGCGGCAGGCTCTGCTGTTAACGGTACATCTAACCGTCAGGTCTACACAGCTACGGCAAGCCAGACAACCTTTGCGATTACATATGATGTAGGTTTTGTTGACGTCTATTTGAACGGCGTAAAGCTGATTGTAGGCACAGACTTCACAGCTACAAGCGGCACAAACATTGTATTGGCTACAGGCGCAACGACTGGTGACTTGGTTGACATTGTTGCTTACGGTGCTTTTGAGGTTGCTGATACCTATTCACAAGCCGCCGCTGATGCTCGGTTTGCTACAACGGCTCAGGGTGCTTTAGCTGATTCTGCCTTACAGAGTGCTGACGTTGGTGTCTCTGTTCAAGCCTATGATGCTGATACAGCAAAGCTAGATGTGGCGCAGACGTTTACTGCCACACAGACGGTGACCGCTTTGAAAGAAACAAAGGTGGCAATGGGGGCGCACGACATCGACTTGTCTGCTGGCA